ACCATTTCAATCAGATGCAAATGAATTGATTATCGACGTAAATTATGAAGTATATCTTACCGCACCTGAAGATCCCCCTGTGACTATGGCTGGCACCGTTACATTTGAAATTCCTTCATACAACGTGCCAAACGGGGCAGAAGGGTATTTTTTAGCAGAACAATATGCTTTTAGCTTGGGAGGCGGAGGAGATTATGATGTAGCCTCTGAGCAATTTTATGTTACAAGCATTTCAGTTGACCCTATAGCTCTTGGTCCTTACGATACAGGGTGGAGTAGAAATAATAGATATGTAACAGAATATGGTAATGTTTGGACATTTTATTATCCGTAATAATACATAAATAAAAAAAATAATAAATAACAATTAAATTAAATAAACATGAAAAACACAAACAAAATTACAGCAGAACAATTAGAAACAATTGTAAACCAACAAAAAGATCTTCAAGCGTTATTAACTAACATTGGATTAGCAGAGTCTCAAAAGCATGCGTTTTTGCACCAACTTGCAGATGTAAACAAGGCGATAGAAGATTTTAAAATGGAACTTCAAGATCAATATGGGGCTATTAATATCAACCTAGAGGACGGTTCTTACAATTTTATGGAAGAGCAAACTACTGAAGTAGAAACGGTTGAAGCAGAAGAAGTGAATTAATGGATTCTGTTATTAGAAAAATAAGTATAGGTGCTGACTATAAGAATGAAGCAATGCATTATTCAATAGGGCAAACAGTATATGGTGGTCATGAAATAGCTTACATTAAGTTAGATCATAAAGATTCATCATATAATATATACATAAGAAAAGAGGATGAGGTAATGCCATGGAAGAAGTTTAATTCTAACATGGCTATCTCTGTAGAATACGATTTAGAATATTAATGAAAAGCGTATTTAGCTTTATTGTAAAGCCAGTTGGCGAAAGATACGATAATGAAGTTAAAGTGAATGGCAAAAGTTTAATATTAAATACCAAAATAGAAAGTTTTAAATCTGTAAATAATTTAGCGGAAGTGGTTTCAGTTCCATTAGCATATTCTACGGATATAAAAGTTGGCGATTTAATAGTTATTCACCATAATGTTTTTAGAGTATTTTACGACATTAAAGGTATTAAAAAAAATAGCAGATCGTTCTTTATGGACAATTTGTATTTTTGTGATCTTGATCAAATTTATTTATATAAAAATGATAAAGAATGGAAGGCAATAGGAAATAGATGTTTTATAAAACCTCTAAAAAATATTGACTATTTAAAGCTTGATAAAGAGCAAAGACTTATTGGTATATTAAAATACGGAAATAAGTCCTTAGAAGCGCTTAAAATCAACGAGGGAGACCTTGTAGGATATACTCCTAACGGGGAATTTGAATTCGTAATTGATGGACAGCGACTTTATTGTATGAAATCTAATGATATTGTAATTAAATATGAATATAAAGGAGACGAAGTCGAATATAATCCAAGCTGGGCACAAAGCAGTATTGGAACTAATCAAGGTTGCTGAAGAAGCTATATTAGATAATGGCGATGATGATTTATCTGCTGATAAATTAAAAAACGCTGCTGCTACTAAAAAGTTAGCTATTTTTGATGCTTTTGAAATTCTAAGTAGAATAGAGGAAGAAGAAAAAATGTTGAACGAATCTGAAAAAGAATCTACAACAGCTGTTTTTAAAGGATTTGCAGAAGGAAGATCTAAGTAATGTACGAGCAATCATTATACAAAATAGTACCTGACTATGTAAAGTCAAGTGTTATACGGCAGAACAACCGTTTAAATAAATGGAAATATGGCTACGATAAGACTCATGATATGGTTGTTATTAGTAAGACTGGAAAGATTGGTGAAATATATGAAATCCAGAATTTAAAAATAGCATTACCTTTAAGCGAAAATCCATATTCAAGATCTAAGTTAAAAGAGGAGCAGCACTGGGAACAAATGGATTATCCAAAAGAAATAAGTAGAATAAAAAATACTTTTGATTGGAACAAACACCCGGACGCTTTTAAAGAAAGATGGTACGATTACATTGATAATGAATTTAAGTATAGGGAAGAAGGATTATTCTTTTATAATAATGGAAAACCTACTTATATAACTGGTACACATTATATGTATCTTCAATGGAGCAAAATTGACGTTGGAGCACCAGACTTTAGAGAATCAAATAGATTGTTCTTTATATTTTGGGAAGCTTGTAAAGCAGATCCAAGATGTTATGGAATGTGTTATTTAAAAAATAGACGTTCTGGATTTTCTTTTATGTCTTCTGCGGAACTTGTTAATATTGCTACAATATCAAGTGATTCAAGATTTGGTATATTATCAAAATCTGGAGCAGATGCAAAAAAGATGTTTACCGATAAGGTAGTGCCAATTTCAGTTAATTACCCATTCTTTTTTAAACCTATCCAAGATGGTATGGATAGACCTAAAACAGAATTAGCATATAGAATTCCAGCTTCAAAATTAACAAGAAGAAAGTTAGACGCTAATGAAAAATTAGAAGAACTTGACGGTCTTGATACTACAATTGACTGGAAGAATACTGGAGATAATTCCTATGATGGTGAAAAGTTAAAAATATTAGTACACGATGAAAGCGGAAAGTGGGAAAGACCGGACAACATTCTAAACAACTGGAGGGTAACAAAAACAACTTTAAGGTTGGGGAGCAAAATTATTGGAAAGTGTATGATGGGTTCAACCTCAAACGCTTTAGATAAAGGAGGAGAAAATTTTAAAGTTCTTTATTACAATTCAGATGTCACAAAAAGAAACCGCAATGGCCAGACTAGCTCAGGATTATATAGTTTGTTCATACCTATGGAATGGTCGTACGAGGGATTCATTGATACTTATGGCTTACCTGTCTTCGATACTCCAAAAACCTTTGTAAAAGGGGTTGATGGTAATGACATAGATTACGGAGTTATAGAACATTGGCAAAATGAAGTTGACGGATTAAAGTCAGATCCAGACGGATTAAACGAATATTACCGACAATTTCCAAGAACAGAACAACACGCGTTTAGAGATGAAGCAAAACAATCTTTGTTTAATCTTACAAAAATATACGAACAAATAGATTATAATGCGGATTTAAGAAATACCAATGCCTTAACTAGAGGTAACTTTCAATGGGTTAATGGAATACAAGACACTAGAGTTGTATTTTATCCTAATAAAGATGGTAGATTTTTAATATCCTGGATACCATCTCCTAATATACAAAATAATATAATATTAAAAAACGGAGGAAAATTTCCTGGCAATGAGCATTTAGGCGCATTTGGTTGTGATAGTTATGATATATCAGGAACTACAGATGGTAAAGGTTCAAAAGGAGCATTACATGGATTAACAAAATTCTCAATGGACGAAGCTCCTCTTAATACTTTTTTTCTACAATATATATCTAGACCACAGACAGCAGAAATATTTTTTGAAGATGTTTTAATGGCTTTAGTATTTTATGGAATGCCAATGCTGGCAGAAAACAATAAACCAAGATTACTTTATTATTTAAAAAGAAGAGGTTATAGGGGATATTCAATGAATAGACCTGACAAAATATATAATAAGTTATCTATTACAGAAAGAGAAATTGGCGGAATACCCAATTCATCGCAAGATATAATACAGGCACACGCGGCAGCTATTGAGACTTATATAGAGGATCACATTGGATTAAATGAAAATGGGTATGGTTCAATGTACTTCCAAGAAACTTTGGAAGACTGGGCAAGATTTAATATAAACAATAGAACAAATTTCGATGCTTCTATAAGCTCAGGATTAGCCATAATGGCGTGCAATAAGAATAAGTATATACCTATGCATAAAAAAGAGATAATAACTGTGCCTTTAGGTTTTAAAAAATATAATAATAAAGGGAATACGTCAAAAATTATTAAATAAATGAATATATATACAAATACAAATAGCGCTTTTCCTAGTCAAGTAGTAGATAATGCAACAAAAGCATCAGAAGAATACGGGTTACAAGTGTCTCGTGCTATAGAACAAGAATGGTTTAATCAAGGCAGGGGTAACGGTAATAGATATTTAACAAATTGGAATAATTTTCATAGATTAAGATTATATGCTAGAGGAGAACAATCTGCTCAAAAATATAAAGATGAATTATCTATAAATGGTGATTTATCTTATTTAAACTTGGATTGGACACCAGTTCCTATTTTATCAAAATTTGTTGATATAGTTGCTAATGGTATTTCACAAAAAACTTATGACGTTCGGGCGTATGCCCAAGACCCTGAATCCTTAAAGAAAAGAACGGATTACGCTACTTCTTTAACATTCGACATGTACGCGCAACCACAAATTAATGCGGCAATGCAAGATACCGGTATTGATATATCAAAGTCTAATGTACCTGCAGCTGAACTACCTACAACAAAAGAAGAATTAGAATTACATATGCAATTATCCTTTAAACAATCTATTGAGATTGCAGAAGAGGAGGCAATAAATAGTGTTCTTAAAAATAATAAATACGATTTAACAAGAAAAAGGTTAAATTATGATTTAACAACGATAGGTATTGCGGCGGTTAAAACATCATTTAATCAAGCAGAAGGAATAGTTGTAGATTATGTGGATCCTGCATATATGATATATTCATATACTGAAGATCCAAATTTTGAAGACATATATTATGTTGGTGAAGTTAAAGCAATTACACTATCAGAATTAAAAAAACAATTTCCAGATATATCAGAAGATGAATTGTATAAAATCCAGCAAATGCCGGGCAATAGACAATATATTCAAGGGTGGGGGAATTATGATGAAAATACTGTTCAAGTATTATATTTTGAATATAAGACGTATGTAAACCAAGTATTTAAAATAAAATACGGAGAAAATGGATTAGAAAAAGTTATTGAAAAAACAGATTCATTTAATCCACCTACTAGCGATAATTTTGAAAGAGTTTCTAGAAGTATAGAGGTGCTATACACAGGAGCAAAA